GTACACTCAGCGTACCAATAAACTAGACTAGCCATTCTAAACTCCTTAAACCAAATCCAATTGAACTTCAAACTCTTTGCACTTCCGAACGAAACCGACCGGAACTAGACCGCCTGACGCCTTCTCACGGTTACGCATTTGAGCCAAGTAATATAGAGCCTCGTATGCAGCCTCACTGGCAGAGGTAGTTGCAAAGTTGAAAACGATATCCTTAACTGTCAAGTACAGACCAACCGAAACGTCATCCTTGCGCAGGATGATACGCATTTTTTGGGAATTTTTGAAGCCGGGCATGTAGGTTTTAGTACGCATTTTGAAGTTCCTTTTCAATCTCTAAGACTCTATTATACCACAGCTGGAAAAATTGTCAACAACTATTTTTGATAGTGTTGTTTTTGTGCAACTGAGCGGTTCAGCAGGCACCAGTCCAGCGAATGTTCTGGAAAGTCCGTGCCATCGTGTTTCCACGTGCGAAATTCTTAGCAGGACCAGCCCAGCCAGCCGCTTTCAGAATGTCACCTTTGGTGAACTTGCCCATGTCACGGAGACACACGAACGAATGCACACAGCGGCTGCTACCGACACGGCCAGTAATGACCTTGATGTACCGTGAACCAACTTCAAATGTCAGCCCATCGCAAAAATCTTGCGCCATCTCCGCATTGACACTTGAGGGTGTTGCACCTTGCCACTGGATGTAGTCAGCTTTGATGCATTCCAGGTATTCGTTGAAGCCGTCGATCACTTTGTTTCCTTTGTTAATCACTACAGACTCAAGTATACACGGTTTGGAGAGCCCGTCAAGAACTATTTTGCATTTTGTTGCTTTTTTGCAACAAAAAAGCCGTCAAAGACGGCTTGGAATTCAATCTTCGGAATCTAGTTCCTCATTTTGTGGCAATTCTTCGCCACGTTCCAGTCGGTGTGTATCGCACAATGTTGAAATCCATCCGTAGTGGTTTGAACGACCAGGACTACCACACACTTCACATGTACGATATGACATGGACTCAGCCATACGAATCATTCCATTAATTACATCAGTATAACCATTTGTGTAGAATCGCAATCCACCAAACTTTTCTTTCACTTGGCTTGCTGTAATGTATGGGATACTTACAGGAACTTCTCTGAACTTTGCGTTTGCAATTGCTTTGCTAGAATATTCAACCGCACCTTTATCTGGTTCTGTTTTGTTGCCAAATGTAAAAAACATTTGAAGGGGACGCACATCTCCAGCCAATGCACGTTTCAAAGCACGATTGAATTTCAATGCTCTCGCACGTTCATCACGTTTATGATTGACATGCTGTTGAATGTTTGAACATAATACATCAAGAATGTTGTACCAACCATCACCACAATCAAAACCCCAACACATAGCAGTATGCGTCATTGGTGCGTGACGATACTTGAAAATCTTTGGGTATTTTGCAACTAGTGCTTCATCTAATTCTTTTTTCATAATATATTACTCAGTTATTTCACTTCATCAAATTCTTCAAACTCGTCCCAATCATCTTCTTTAAGATTCTTGGGGTCAATAAACTTTGCCTGGTATTTGAACTTGTCTTTTTGTTTTTTAGATTCGTTCAGTTTAGGTTTCCCTTTGCGACCTTCATCTTCATAGAAGTCTCGGAAACTAGAATACTTTTTTGTTTTTGCCATTTTGTTACTCTGATTCTCCTTGCAGAATTTCAGGTATCGACTCTTCAATAAGTTTTCTAGTGATACCCTTGTACGTAAGTTTTTTATCTTTCATCATCAAAACAAGTTTAGCCTCTTCAGGTGAAACTGTCTCAAGAACCTCAATAAAAATAGATTCACGCTTGATGGGATTCAAAGTACTTCCCTTTAAGAAATACTGAAACTTTCTCAATTCTTTTGGTAGACGATTGTGCCCCCAATTATCTGGAGTTTCCATAGGTTTGTATGGCGGCACTCCAACAGGCAAATCAAATACAATATTCTTATGGAATGTGTAACGCAACACAGTTTTCAATTCTGGTGTTAAGTTTGCAATCTGTTTCAATGAGTTTGCTTTTTTAGCCGCTGGTAATTCTGCGACATGCTGTAGCAACTCAGGCAAATTCATCTTACTGATATCAATAGCCATGTTCAAAATTCCTGTATATGTTCCATCAACTGCTTCATGCGGTTTTGGATAAAATAGTTAAGTAGTTTTTCCCTACCACGTTTAGGGGTATTGTCATAAGCATCTAGAATCTTTTCTTGATACTCAGTTGGAATCTTAGACAGATCAATCAGCAATTCGTTTCGCTTGTAATTTCTCAGCATCACTTCATCACAAAAAGATTCAGGTTCTTCTTCTAACCACTTATTTAGTTTTTTCTCAGTTACAGGTTTTTGTCGAGCATCTGTCACGAATGTGTCATCGCAAGACATAAAATTAGGAATTCCGTCACTTCTGTCGCCTCTGATAATGTGCTCTTTTAGAAAGGCTTCTGGTGTATTAGTGCGCAAGAACTTCTTACCCATTGGGCTATACTGTTCTACGTTTGCAAACTTTTGCAATTGCATAAAGTCTTTGTCACTAGACAAAATCAGAATCTTTTCCGTAGAACTGTTTTTAAGCGGAACACCAAACTTATATGTCAATGTTGCAATAACATCATCAGCTTCAGTCTTGTCAACTTGAATCACTTTATACGGAAAGTATTCTTTGATTTCATCACGCACTTTGTTTAGCGTTTCAAAAATCAGATTCCAGTCCAATGGAGATGCTTCTCTGTCTTTCTTGCGACCTGCTTTGTAGTAGGGAAAGTAGTCTCTACGCCAGTATTTCTTGTCATCGCAACAGATAACAATGTCACCATAGCTATCTTTGAATTTGACATTGTACATACGAATGCTGTTCAGCACCATATGCCGTACCATGTTTTCATCAATTACGTTCAATGCATTTGAATTTATCTGCATCATTAGATTTGAAATCATTACCTGATTCAAGTCAATCAAAATCATTTTAAATTATCCAGTTATTACTCTAACAACAATTGTATCAGAGTTGATGCGACCTGTCAACTCGGCAGGCTTGGTTGTCAATCCATCTAGCAGTTTTTTCAACACAATCTTACCGCCATCAAGCACCTGCTTAACAGCAACTTCGGGCTTACGCAAACGTTTGCCAATGGATGTTTCAGCATTGAAGTTTTGAATTGTCGTGCCTTTGATTGTCAAACCCTTTGCGTTATCTGCATTGTACATACCCAACAATTTAGTTTTGGTATTGTACAACCACACTTGATTTGCACCAACAATCTTTTCTGGCAGAACACTTGTTAAATTCATTTCAGCAAAATCTTTCATGTATTGCACTTTAGATGCAATGACACTTGCGGGTTTCTCTTTTACTTTACGTGCTTTACGTACGGGTTTATTTTCTGCACCACGATTTGTTTCTGCAATAACCGAATCATAGAATTCTTTGACCTTACGCAATTGCACTTTGCTGAAATTAGAATAACCCTCTTTGATATCAGCATCGGAAGTATTCATAACGTCTTCAAATTGCTTAGACCGTTTAATGAATACTTCACACATACGCTTTTGCACAACGGAAGATAGGACTTTGCCCTTTAGGTATGATTGCATATCTGGCGCAAACTTGCAACCACCAGCAATGAATTCATCAACAAGTCCTTCAATCTCTCCGACTTCTTCGGATGCCTTTTCACGAATTCTATCTTGAATAGACAAGACTGGTACAGATGATGCAACAACAACAGCAGATTTTGCTTTTTTAGTTCTCTTTGCAGTTTCTACAACAATCTTAAACTCTTTTACAAAGAATTTTTTGAATGATTCTGATGGTGCATATCCCATACATAGCATACGTGATACCCAACCAAGTTGCACTGGAATAGATACATCACTTGATGATATTAAAGAAATTTCTTCTTTGGGTCTATCAATGCTAGTCATGTATTCAACAACAAACGTTTTTGCTTGCTTGCTGTCACAAAAATAATTATACCAATTCAATGCACGAATTTCTTCGCTTTTGAGATTTGTCATCTCAGATTGATTGGTCCAAGAAGGTTCCATGCCATATGCTTTTGCATCTACACCTGGATTAATCTTGGAAAATTTCATAGTTTATTCACCTATTGTAAATGATACAGATTTAACAGAATCGTAACGGAATGATCGCCATTCGTTTTTCTCTAAGTCAACTACAGAGATTGTTTCATCCGTCAAAGTAGTGCGAACACGGTCAGTTTTCTTTTCGTATTCTGGAATTTCAGACTCTTGCAAGGTGCATGTCATAGTACGCATTGTACCATTTTTCTTCATAAAGTCAACTGTCACAGGACCGTATTTGAGGTGGCTAATTAGCCAGTCTCGGAATGATTTTCGTTCTTGCGCATCACTGGTTGAATAATCAAAATTTGTCATATCAAAATTCTCCATGTTAAAAACATATCTCGGTTAATGTCTCTAGTATAATCATAACCCGATCAATTGTCAAGTTCTATTCTCGGGTTTCGTTTTGGAATTGTTTTTCCATTTTTACTTCACTATACAAATAATCGTAT